ATAAACGTATAATATTGAGTAATACTTAATTAGGAGTAAAAGAAATGGCAGTAACAAAAGATAAATTCGGTGTACCTATTGAGGGTGCTAGACTTGGTATTCTTCAGCCTAAACTAAAATATAGATTCCGTGTAATCTTAACAGGTTTTGGTGCTGGTGGAAGAACTGATGAACTCACTCAAAATGTAGTTAGTGTAACTAGACCTACTTTCACAATGGAAGAAGTTCAAATTCATAGTTATAACTCCAGAGCCTACATTGCTGGTAAACATGAATGGAATGCGATTAATTTAAGCCTCAGAGACGATATTACTAATAGTGTTGCCGCATTGGTCGGTCAACAGATCCAAAGACAGTTTAACCATTTCGAGCAAACTACCGCAGTAAGTGGCGGGGATTACAAGTATGACATGCTTATCCAAGTCTTAGACGGTACAAACGCAGAACCTACAGAGCAATGGGAACTAGAAGGTTGTATGTTAGCAGAGGTTAACTACACAGATCATGCTTATGATCAAAGTGACATTGTTGGAATAGATTTGTCAATTAGATATGACAATGCTGTACACGTTGCGGGTCCAAACACATTAGGCGGTAAAGTAGCGGCAGGTGATCCATTCCCACTCATTTCACCACTTGGTTCTGGCACATCTACTCAGGTTTAATCCTAAGTAGTTAGGAGTACCTATGGGGAGATTCTGGAAAGAAGTCGTAGGCGGACAAGTAAACACGGGCGTATATCAGGCCGGTCCGAGACATGCTAGTAAACAATACGGCAGTTTTAAGACCGGTAGACCGCCACGTTTACCTTTTCAATTTGTAACATACTTTGAAGTTAATCCAGAAATTAAAGCATTTTTAGATTACAGAGGAACATACGACTACTCATCATTAGTAAGAGCAATAGATTTACCTAGTGTACAATTCACTGTAGACAAGAAAAATCAGTATAATAAATTAAAACCAATCATCACAACAAAAGATTTTAAACCATTTAGTTTGACTGTCTATGACGATATCGAAAGTCGTTGGTATGCGTTGTGGCAAAACTTTTATAATTTTCATTTTATGGATGGTAGATTTGATCAAAGTCCAACTGCTGACGCATTTACTGAAAAAGGCAAAGACGAAGAAGGAAATGAAATAGATATAAAAATACCTGCTAAAGGTAACGAATTAGCAAATAGAAATGTTAATACTAATAGAGGACTAGATTTAATTGCTGATACTTATGAAGTTGGCTCTGAAAATTCTCCTTTTAATTCTGACTTGAATGGTTTAGATATTCACGCAATGAAAAATAAAAACTTTTTTGATGCTATACATGTATTTCAAATCCATTCTACAACAGTCACAAGAACCACAGCAATTAATCCAGTATTAACAGACGCACAGGTAACCCAGTTAGATTATTCAAGTAGCGGTGTACCTAGTGAAATCACATTTAATATTGAGTATGAAAAATTAGCATATGGACCTATTCTTAATTATGAATACGAAGAAGATGATATTCTCAAAGACTTGTTAGAAGATGTTACAAAGGCACCAGTGTTTGATCCTTCACCAGACAAATTAAAAGGCATTGTAAGAGGCTTATTTGGTTTAGAACAAAGAAATGTTACTAGACAACAAATTCAATTACATGACGAAGGCAGAGATGTACAAGATAATGAATCTTTTAATACTTCTATACTTAGAGACGGAACTGGTACTACTGAAGGCGGATTCTTCAGTAACTTAATTGGTAATGCTATAAACAAAAAATTAGATGAAGCAACAAGTGATCTGTTTAAAAAGAATAACAAAAATATAAACAAATTAAATTTCCTATAATGAGTAAAATATATAAAAATTTTGGCGTACCCACAAATCTTACTGAAAAAGATGGTAAGTTTACAGATGTATCTGCGACAGGCGAAAAAATAAATTCTATTGATACAGATATAGACATTATAAATAGGAGAACAAAAGAAAAAAGCGATACAATTATTGGCGGCAAAACACATCTTAGAGATAGGGTATATTCTGATTTTAGAAGTAGTGGTTATACAGATAAACTTAGCAATTTTTATGCTGATACCTTTTTCAATTTATCTAAAGAAAATAATACGGAACCAACATCATATTATAAAATTTTAGTAGAAACAGAAAATACATTTGAATATAAAATAAATAATGAATCTGTTACAAAGGAAACATACGAAGCAGATACAGGAAATGAATTTGATCCCAATGATAGTTACAGAAAAGTAAAAAATATAGTTTCCAAAGATATACAAAAAATAAAATTAAACGCAGACACACTAGAGATTATCAATAAAACATTACCTAAAGAAGTATCATTCAAGGTTGAAAAAATCAAGAGCACAAATAAATTTATTGATCCGCTTATAAGGATTTAATAATGCCTAAATTTCTCAAAGGGAAATTCTTACCTGAAAACAAACAAAAATATGTAGGAACTAAAGAACCTATATACCGCAGTAGTTGGGAATTAGCATTTATGAAAATGTGCGACAGTCACCCATATATCACACAATGGGCAAGTGAAAACATCAAGATACCATATAGACATCCAGTAACAGGAAAGCATACTGTTTATGTCCCTGACTTTACTGTATTGTATACAGACAAGAATGGTAAAAAACACATGGAAGTTATTGAGATCAAACCGGGCAGTCAAACTACAATGGAACAAGCAAGAGGACAAGCAGAAAAAGTTCAAGTAATGATTAATATGGCTAAATGGACAGCGGCGCAAGAATGGTGCCAACGTAAAGGTGTAAGGTTTAGAGTGTTAAATGAGAATCACATATACACCAACACCAAGCAACGTAAAAGATAAGTATTAATATGACCAGAAAATTAGAGCAAGAGTTTAATCTACCTTCTATGGAAGAATTAAAGGAACTTTCGCAACAAGACGTAGTCGAAATTGGTATTGAAAAACCAGCAAAACCGCCAGCCGAAGTTGAAGTCACACAGGCTTTAACTAATGCTGATAAAATAGATGCCGCATTACCTAAAGTAGACGGTGTTGAAAAACATGATGTTGACATGGAAGACATTGCTACAAAGGCTATAGACAGTTACGAAGAATTAATGAGTTTGGGGATGAATGTACAAGATGCTCACGCAGGTAGAATATTCGAAACTGCTGGTAAAATGCTACAAATAGCAATGGATAGCAAAAATGCTAAAGTAGATAAAAAACTTAGAATGATAGATTTACAGATTAGAAAGTTACGTTTAGACGCAATGGAAGGCACAAATATTAATAATTCTGACAGTACTCAAGTAATGGACAGGAATCAATTACTCCAATTTTTGAACAAAGGAGATAAATAAGTACGTTAGGAGAATAAAATATGGCAAAGACATTTAAAGAATATATTACAGAAAGTTTTTCAAAAACTTTTAGTTATAGAGTAAAACTTGCTGGTGACTACGGTCCTAGTGACGCAACTTTTATTGAAAACATACTAGGTAAGTATGGTGTTCAAAGTGTCAGTGCTTTTAAAAGAACTCCTATTCAAGAAGAACCTTTAGATTTCAAACATAAAAATATCAAGTATCCTACAGAGGTTAGCAGTTGTGATGTTATATTACAATATCCAATTAATGAAAGACTTTTAGAAGTTTGGATGGCTGTACATTTAGGCGTCAGTCCAGAAAATGTTGTAATTCAGCCTACAGAAAGTCCACGTCAATTAGAGGATAATCTTGCTAAAGATAGAATGGAATATGACAAAGATAGATATGCTGATATGGACGATGCTGAATTAACTAAGGAAGAACAAGCACATTATGAAGATGAGCAACAATTCTTAGATCTAGATGAGTTAGGATTATACGGCGAAGAATTTAATGAAAAATTTATCGCCGAATTAATGAAAGTTAAAGCAGAAAAAGGTGCGGACTATTTTAGAAACTATCCAAGCAAAAGCATGATGATGGGCGATGATCTTAAACCATTAGCAGACGCAGTAGGACTTGCTCATAAGCCTAATGTACAAGGTAATTCATACGATATTAATCAAGGACCAGTGAGTCAATAATGGCAGATAAAGAACTACAAAGCATCATGGAGGCATTTTATAATGCGGCTCCATATGGTAATCCAGAACAGTCAGAATCAGAAGACAAAGAGACTGTATCATATAGCAAAACTAAAAAACAAGGCGATGCTAGTGTTACAGTAAGTGCTAATGCTGACAGCATGGAAGAACTACATAGCATTCTAAAATTAGCAGGCATTGATTTTGATCATAAAGGCGGCGATGAACACGAGCACGATCACGAAGAAGGCGAGTGCGACGATACATGCCCAGATGATTGTCCAGACTGCGATCATGAAGAAGAGCAAGGCGGTGAAGAACGTGGTCCAGTAGTTGTCAGTCTCAAACCACAAGGATATAATCCAGTCGGCGGCGATAAAAAAGAAATTTTAAACGCCTTAATGAGTCGCTATAAATCTTTATAAAGGTATGTGGTGCTTATTAAAGGAGCATTAAGCAACGCATTTAAGACGATAGGGATAGAACCGAAAGTCCCAAACCGCAATGTCAAAGCAAATCCAAACCCCAGAAAATACGACTCCTCATTCAGATTTCTTTTAGATCCGCACAGAACACTTGCGTACGAATCTTGGATCAAACAAAATGTAAAAGACAAAGTAGTTGTTGATTTAGGAGCAGGGTCCGGTATATTATGTTATTTGGCTTTAAAATATGGTGCTAAAAAAGTTATAGCACTTGAAATAAAAAGTTTTCTTTGCGAAAATATGTATAGATACTTTAGTGATTATGAAAGCATAGAAGTACATAATATAAACTTCTTAAATGAAGATATACCAGAAGCAGACATATATTTACATGAGTCGTTTTCAAATGGACTTACTGAAGAGTTTATGATTGAAATGATTGACAGAGCAAAAGAGTTGGGCATACAAGACAAATTATATCCCAACCAATTAGAGATATATAAATTGCCAAGAGATTGTTTTGATCAAACTAATTTATGGTCTGAAAAACCAAGTTTGCCAATGTTTTTTAGTAAAAGTCCTACATGTAAAGAATTTTTAGTTTCTAATTTTAATGACGAAATGAATGAATTTGGCATCAAACCACAGATACTTAACAATATACCTACATGCGAAAATGAGTTAGTTTGGCAGGGCAACCTAGTAGATTTTGATATAAACTTGTTTAGAAAATATGGAGCAAACATTGTTGGTTGGATATCAACATTTGATGGATTATACCCAGTTTCTAATTTTAAATTTTCGCCATCTCACTGGAGTCCTTCAGTATCCTTTTTTCAAGCCTTGATGTTTCATAATTTAAAAAACACTAAATAAGTGTATGCCACAAGGAACGCAGGATTTCAGCCTTACGAAAAAGGCATTTCAAAAACAAGCCTTCACAGAAGAGCATGTAGAACATCTACGAAATTGTATAGACCCGCAGACAGGTCCTGCTTATTTTATGGCTAATTTTGTTAAGATTCAACATCCTGTAAAAGGCGGAATAAAATTTGAACCTTTTGAATTCCAGGAAAGACTGATTGACGTTTATTCTAATTACAGATACAGTATTAACATGTTACCCAGACAAACAGGTAAAACAACATGTGCGGCCGCATACTTGCTTTGGTATGCTATGTTTGTACCAGATAGTACAATACTTGTAGCGGCACACAAACACACCGGTGCTCAAGAGATTATGCAACGTATAAGATACGCATACGAAAGTGTACCTGATTACATTAGAGCAGGCGTAACAGAATACAATAAAGGTAGTTTAAGTTTTGATAATGGCAGTAGAATTATTAGTGCTACAACAACTGAAAATACTGGTAGGGGTATGTCGCTTTCACTAGTATACTTAGACGAGTTTGCGTTTGTACCACCAAGAATAGCCGCCGAGTTTTGGACTTCACTGTCACCTACACTTAGTACAGGTGGTAAATGTATTGTAACATCTACACCAAACAGCGACGATGATACGTTTGCAAATATATGGCATCAAGCCATAAGAGAAGTTGACGATCACGGAAACGATAGTGATGTAGGCACAAATGGTTTTAAGGCATTCCGTGTTAATTGGCAAGAGCACCCAGACAGAGATGAACTTTGGGCAAAGTCAGAACGTAGTAGGATTGGCGAGGAACGTTTTAGACGTGAACACGAATGCGAATTTATTATATATGACGAAACACTTATTGATGCTTTGAAGTTAGTTGACATGAGACACAAAGAACCAATTAGGCGTAGCGGTCAGATACGTTGGTACGAACCAATTGATCCAAATAAAATGTATGCTATATCACTAGATCCTAGCACAGGTACAGGGGGCGATAATGCCGCCATAGTGTGCTACGATTTGCCAACAATGAATCAAGTGTGCGAATGGCAACATAATAAAACACCAATTGAAGGACAAATAAAATTATTACGCGACATAGCAAAAGAAATTAATAGTTATGGTGCTACAGAAATATATTGGACAGTAGAAAATAATGCTATTGGTGAAGCGGCCTTAGTGGTAATAAGAGACACTGGCGAAGAAAGTTTCCCTGGTACATTCTTACACGAACCAAATAAAGTACAAGGTAAAAAAGGCAGGAAAGGTTATCACACACATCATAAAAATAAAATGGAAGGTGCTTTAGCAATGAAGCGACTAATCGAAAGCGAAAAATTAACACTGAGCAGTAAAAACATTATTAGAGAATTAAAAGAATTTGTAGCACGTGGTACAACATTTGCCGCAAAGCCTGGAGGCACAGACGATTTAATTATGGCTACATTAGTTTGCGTAAGAATGATAAATTACATAGCACAATATGAAGATGCTATATATGACGAAATAGAAACAAGTGTCAATGACGATGATGATTTTAATGGACCACTTCCAATAGGGGTTTTATAAGAATTTTTTGATAAATATAAGTATGAAAAACAAAGATGACTTAGGTAATAATATTTTTGACTTCTTAAAAGGTAAGGGTGTGCCTATAAGTATCTCAGATGCTAATGACGAAGACACACTAGACCCTGAAGAAGGAGTACGTTTTTACAGCAATGATCCCAACATAATGGTGACTATTGATAAGGAAAATAACGAACTTAAACTAAGTAAGTCTAAACATGTTGAAGACGAAAGAATGGATAGCATCCATAAAGGTGTTCAAAAGTTAGCACAAAATCACATGTTCTCATTTGATTATAAAATATTTGGCAAAAGTATAAAACGTAAGCATTCAAGTTATAAAGCAAAAGTAAATAAAATGAAACAAGAGCAAGAAGCAGTTACAGAAGCAAGTTTAGGTAAAATGTACGGTAGTGCTAAAACAAGTTATCAACCACTAGAGGCTGTAAAAATTGTTGTTCGTCACGGTATGCCAGTAAATGAGGAAGTTCGTGGTGCTAGAAGCAGACAAATTTCAAAACTGTTTATTCAACGTGGCGACGAAAGATTTGCTTTGCCTCATAAAAGTTTAGCAGGTGCTAGAGCAATGGCTAGACATGTTCACAATGGTGGCGAAGTACACGACACAGTTGGTAGTGCTATTAACGAAATGGTACACAATATTGATTCTTTATCAAAGTTTGCTAGATATGTTGAAAACAAAAATCTAGTAAATGAAGAAAATGATAGTTTAGTTGTATTAGCAAAAGAGTCAGTACAAAATCTAAGACAATCACTTAAAAAACTCAGTGGTGCTAAAACTTATGCTAAAGCAGTTGAAACAATTGACTTTACAAATTCATTAGAAATTACTAACGAAGAATCAGACTTAACAGATTTATTTGTAGAAAAACATATTGACAACAATGTATTAAATGCTTTTCCAACAATTAATAAGTTATTATCTGTACAACAAAAAATGGACGAATATATTTCAGACAAGATAGAAAATATTAATATTCAGATGCCTATCGCAGAAGAAGGCGTAGAGTATCCTAATAAAAGTTCTGAAATAGCACATAAATTAACACAAATATCTGAATATATAGATGATAAAGTTGTTAAAAACTTTGTTGAAAATTGTAGTACAAAAATTCTTAAAGGTAGTAAATTAGATGAGCATTCACTAATGAATATCAAAAAGTTGATTGCTAAAACTAATAACGAAAGCATAGCAAAAGACACTGATGAGATTTTAGAATTTGTCGATTTTACCAAAAAACTTGACAATATTGTACAATAAGCATAAATAAATTTAGTAAGTTAATAGAAATTAATTTACAATATGGCAAAAAAGAGGTTGACTTCAACTTCAAAAGGCATTATAATAGGCAACATGTATAGAGATTATTTTATACAAACATGGCAAATAGGAGAAAAACATGGCAACATTGGCTGAAATTAGAGCAAAACTAGCCGCAATGGATTCTAAACCAGGCGGTTCAAACGCAACAGGTGGCGACAATGCTATCTATCCATTTTGGAATATATCAGAAGGCACTAGTGCTGTACTGAGATTTCTTCCAGACGGAGATCCCAACAACACATTCTTTTGGACTGAACGACAAATGATTCGTTTACAGTTCCCTGGCATAAAGGGTGGCGATATGAAACCTACTACTGTACAAGTACCTTGTATGGAAATGTGGGGAGAACAATGTCCGGTTCATAATGAAATCAGACCTTGGTTCAAAGATGCTTCGCTAGAAGATATGGGTCGTAAGTACTGGAAAAAGAGAAGTTACATTTTCCAAGGATATGTAGTTGAAAGTCCACTACAAGAGGACACAACACCTGAAAACCCAATTCGTAGGTTTATTATCGGACCGCAAATCTTTAACATTATTAAAGGTGCGTTAATGGACCCAGATATGGAAAACATTCCAACAGATTATGTAAATGGTACTGACTTTAGATTAGCAAAGACTATGAAAGGACAGTATGCTGACTATTCAACAAGTAAATGGGCAAGGAAAGAAAGGTCACTAGAAGAAAGTGAACTTGCCGCAATTGAAACACATGGTCTTTTTGATTTAAAAGACTTTTTACCTAAGAAACCAACTGCTGAACAAGTGGATATGATTTACAACATGTTCCAAGATTCAGTAAACGGTGAGTTGTTTGACAACGATAAGTATGGAGATCACTTTAGGCCTAATGGCATGTCGGCTCCTGCTAAAGTACAAGTTCAAGCAACAACACCACCGGCTCAGAGTTCGACTCCAGTAGCAGAAACAACAGCACCAGCAGTGGAAACACCTGCTCCAGCAGTTGAAAAGGCTCCTGAAGTTGCTCCAGTAGAACAAGCGAGTGCTTCTGCCGAAACTACTCCTTCTACTGATTCTAAAGCATCCGCTGAAGATATTTTAGCGATGATTAGAAACCGTCAGCAGTAATTGACGGACCGTAGCCTTACTTAGGAATTTGAATACTTGGTCCTGTTTACTTCAAAGAACTGGTAAGGCTACTTTTTTAGGTAGTTTATGAAAACATTATTAGCAATAGGCGATAGTCATACATTCGGTGCTGAATTAGTTCGCGAGGGCGATATGGATAGCATTGAAAATACATACTATGCGTATCCAAAAAAACTTGGCGATATATTAGGATTTGACAATGTTGTCAATCTCGGTAAGTCAGGTGGTAGTAATATGCGTATCGAAAGAAAACTATACGAATATATTGTTAGTGAACAACCAAACCCACAACTAGTAATATTAGGTTGGACAACATTAGGTAGATTTGAGTATTGTACTAAAATTAATGAGAACGGTGATTATGAGTACAGCACATTAACATCCTGGTCAAATCCAGTTTTTTTAGATGACGCATTCGATAAAAACTTTTTTGAAACCTTACTACCAATTGTTACAGCAGAAGATTTATTGGCACAAAAATACAGATCTTTGTATAGTTGCCAAACACTATGTGAACGATTTAATATTCCATATTTAATGTTTGACGTAATGAGTAATACAAAAAATTCAGCACCTTTAGAAAAAGATGATGTGTACAAAATATGGGACGGCTCCAATAAAGTAGATCGAGACTTTTACAATAGTATAAATCTTAATAACTATATGGAGCAAGATTACTGGGGTTACATTTTTGATCTATCAAATATTGATCGAGGTGTAGGATTAAGCGGTGGCCATGCTAATGAAACTGGTCACACAATATGGGCAACAAAGTTGAAAGAAGAATTACAGGCAAGAAATATATACGGAGAATAAAATGCAAAAACCATTTGATTTAAGCAAATTTAGAACTGGCATTACAAAAAGCATAAGCGGAATAAGTGCTGGTTTTCATGATCCACAAGATTGGATTAGTACAGGTAATCACACACTAGACTATTTGATCAGTGGTGATTTTAACAAAGGTATACCACTAGGAAAAGTTAGTGTGTTTGCTGGTGAATCGGGCTCAGGTAAAAGTTTTATCTGTGCTGGAAATTTAGTAAAGTCTGCCCAACAACAAGGGTGTCAAGTAGTAATTTTTGATAGCGAAAATGCTCTTGACGAAGAATGGCTACAGGCACTAGATGTTGATACCAGTCCTGAGAAACTATTAAAGATTAGTGTATCAATGATTGACGATGTAGCAAAGTCAATATCAGAATTTATGAAAGACTATAAAGCAAACTATGGCGACTTAGAATATGAAGAAATGCCTAAGTTGTTGTTTGTGATAGACAGTCTGGGTATGTTGCTAACCCCAACTGATGTAGATC